GAAACACAAGCAACAAATGCTGACGAAGAAGTAGATTTTTTCTCTGACCCCGACAAGGCAGTCGAGAGAGCAATTAATAATCACCCGAAGATTAAGGAAGCTGAGAACATCAGCAACCAGTATCGACAGTCAACGGCTACGGCTACACTGCAAACAAAACACCCTGAGATGCAGGAGATTTTGCAGGACGCTAAGTTCGCTGAGTGGATTAAGGCTTCGAAGATTAGGACACGGCTCTTTGCACAGGCAGACCAACAGTATGATGTAGATGCCGCTGACGAACTATTTTCCCTATGGAAGGAACGTCAACAGGTTGTCACTCAAACTGCCGCTAATGAGAAACAACAACGAAAGCAATCTGTTAAATCCGCATCTACAGGCAATGCCCGTGGTAGTGGTGAACAGAGAGCCAAGAAGGTCTACAGACGCGCAGACATTATTAAACTAATGCGTACTGACCCCGACAGATACCAAGCACTATCAAATGAGATTATGCAAGCGTATGCAGAAGGGAGGGTACGAAACTAATATTATTTATAAGGTGAATTAAAATGGCTATAGTAACATCAACATATCCCGCAATGAATAACGGGGCAGACCCCGCAGTAAATACCTACACAGGTAAAGTAGAAGCAGGAACTTTCATTCCAGAAATCTGGAGTGATGAGGTTATTGCCGCTTATCAGAAGAATCTTGTACTGGCTAACCTAGTTAAGAAACTTTCTATGACTGGCAAGAAAGGTGATACCCTTCACATTCCTAAGCCTACTCGTGGTTCAGCTAACGAAAAAGCCGCAGGTACAGCAGTAACTATTCAGGCAGACACTGAGTCAGAATTACTAGTAACAATCGACAAGCACTTCGAGTACTCACGTCTAATCGAAGACATCACTGAAGCACAAGCACTTGCATCTCTTCGTCAGTTCTACACTGGTGACGCAGGTTACGCTCTAGCTAACCAAGTTGACAATGACTTGTTTGACTTAGGTAAACTATTTGGTGACGGTGCTACTGGTGCAGAAGACTTTGTAAACAGCAACTCTTATGCTTCTGATGGTACTACTGCACTAGCGACTAGTAATAACACTATCGGTGCTTTCACTGACGCGGCATTCCGTTCTATCATTCAGAAAATGGATGAAGCTGACGTACCTATGGACGGTCGTTGCATGGTGATTCCGCCTTCTGCTCGTAACGCAATCATGGCTGAAGCACGTTTCTCATCTAGCGATTTCGTAAACGGTCAGACAGTAGTGAATGGTCAGATTGGTAACTTGTATGGTGTTGACGTATATGTTTCTAACAATTGCCCAACTACTTTTGATAGTGGTAAAGGCGCATACTTGTTCCACAAAGATGCTATGGTTCTTGCCGAGCAACAAGGTGTTCGTTCACAGACTCAGTATAAGCAAGACTTCCTTGCTACTCTATATACTGCTGATACTTTGTACGGCACACAAGTAGTACGTCCTGAAGCAGGTTTCGTACTAAGCGTAAGCTAATAGTAGTACTTAAGGGGTTTCTTCGGAAGCCCCTTTCCCTTTTCTTTTTTATACAATTCTTTTTTTTTTAACTATAGGAATGTTTCATGGCTATATTCAGAGGTGTAGGTGGCTCAGGAGATTCATCGGACAATTCCTTCTTGGATGCTGTCACTGCTCAGGCTAATGCCGCCAGTGCATCTGCCACTGCCGCTAGTACATCTGCTAGTGCCGCCAGTACATCCGCATCCTCTATCTTAAACCTCACAGCCGCCACAGGCGCGGCAGGTACTGAGGCTTCCTATAATGCTTCTACAGGTATTTTAACAATACCTAGAGGGGACACAGGAGACATAAACAACCTAACATCTACCGCTGTTACTAATGTACTTACAGGCGGCACTGGTATCTCTATAGCGAGTAATGGCACTATTACCAACGACTCACCAGACCAGACAGTAGCCTTAACAGGGTCAGGTGCTATTACAATAACTGGTACATATCCTAACTTCACTGTTACCTCAAATGCCGCTTTATTAACAGGTGCTACTTTTACAGGCAATGTTAATGTATTTTTAGACACTAATCCTATATACACAACTAGTCCTCTTTTAACTAATGCTTCTAGTACTACCTATAGTATTGCAGAGATTACAGACATATATTACGCGAGTCTTAGGTCAGCGCTTAATCAGTCTCCGCTAGGGGATTGGGATGATAATCGAAGAGCCGTACAAATACTATTTAACTTTAACGGTACTGGTCATTCCACAGCAGGTCAAAAGGGATGGAGTTCGGCTGACCAATCAGTAGTAAGTACTTTTATAAATGATACTTATCCTGCTAACGATGTTAGCACTTTTCAGTCATCTCTTACTGCAATGCTCAACGGTACTTACACCGTACAAACTACTATTATTGATGACATTTTAGATGGCGACTATGACCATCTTGTACAAAATTCAAATGAGGGTAATATTGAAGTAGATGGTACTGTAGACGGTCGTGACTTATCTGTTGACGGTACTAAACTAGACGGCATTGAAGCTAATGCAGACGTAACAGACACAGCTAACGTAACTGCCGCAGGTGCGCTAATGGATTCAGAAGTAACTAACCTAACACAGGTTAAGGCTTTTGATTCTTCTGATTATGCTACAGCCGCACAAGGTACACTAGCAACTAACGCCTTGCCTAAATCAGGCGGGCAAATGACGGGTAACATTACGTTCTCTGGCTCACAGACAGTAGATGGTAGGGACTTATCTGTTGATGGTATTAAATTAGATACTATAGAAGCAGGCGCAACAGCTGACCAAACAGGGGCTGAAATTAAAACTGCCTATGAAGCCGAAGCAAATACTAATGCGTTTACAGACGCAGACCACACTAAGCTAGATGGTTTAAAAGGTACTCTTACGCAGAACTATTGGGATAGTATGCAATGGGCGCAGGGTGCAACCAGAGCATTAACTACAACATTGACCCAATACGGTGACACACTGTTTGTTAAGCACCAAAGTGGTACTTATAAAACATACGTTGATTTATCACTAGATTTAATTCACAACAATACGTCAGGAACAAATGATGCTTATGGTCACTTAGCTGTATCAGCACCTGCACCTGCGGGTGAGACTACAGTTAACATGGGGGCTTGTACACACATCACTAGCGGTATTAGCTATATACGAGCTTTTACGTTAGTTGGTGATTGGACAGAATACTTTTCTCCTTATATAGGTATATCTAAAAATTCAGACGGTTCTAGTCCGATGTCACACCCTTATAAGTGGTATTATAATCCTTACGCTAATCTGACAACAGTCTGGGTAAGTCTATATACAAACGCCCCTTCAAACGGAGACACTATATATTTACATCCTTTTGATTGGGAGTCTTCAGGTACTGTAATCAACGGTGAAACTTTGACGTTGGACGGTAGTTCTGATACTTCCGTAAACAACCGAAGAGACTTTAAGATTTACTTAGGTCGTTTTAATCAACGAGTAAGTTATAAATTTCTAGCTAGAGAAAACTCTTCTACAGACACGGTGTCGTTAGATACACTACGAATGTCCACTACAGAATACGAGGCATAGTAATGCAAGTAGGTTATATACAAAGAAATTCTGATGGTGTTGTAGAGCAAGTTATACATAGCACACATGATTCAAGAGAGGAAGCACACGTTGCCGCAGTAGCCTTAGCTGATAGCTTGGTTGGCAATGATAATATATTTGAAGTACAACGCGGCTATCCTGATACTGAAACTACATTTAAGGCTAGAGTGTCTTACAGCATACCGCCAACTGACGAACAAAGAAACCCATCTTAATTGGAGAACAACATGGTAACGGAAGAAACAAAACAAGCTGTAGACGTATTCGCGGCATCCACAGGTGTGATGTCACTAGCGGCTTGGTTGCCTCCTGTTGCTAGTATCTTTACTATTATCTGGTTAGGTATTCGTATCTATGAATCAGAAACAGTACAGAAGATTGTACATAAGAAGTGAAAAAGTTACTCTGCTTACTAATGATGTTCTCGTGGGTTACATTAGCAGAGAACGCTCAGGAAGGTAGTTTGAATACGTACCACGGTTCTAACTCGACTACCAATAGTAACAACAATACACAGGATGACTCAGTAAGCAATACGTACAACGGAGCAGGAAGCAGTAGCGAGATACCAGTAGGTTCTGCAATCACTCCTAGTTACATGAGTAATGGTATGGACACCTGCCTTAAGGGTACAGGCGGTTCATTACAGACAGTAGGTGTAGGTTTCAGTAGCGGTACTTATGATGTTGACCCTGAATGTAATAGACGTAGGGATGCTAAAGTACTAGCTGATTTAGGAATGAAGGTAAGTGCAGTGGCTCGTATGTGTCAAAGCACTGACGTATGGAAGGCAATGTTTATCTCAGGTACGCCTTGTCCTATACTGTCAAACGGTAAGCTAGTCGTAGGTAAACGTGCTATGTTAGTTATGAAACGTCAGCCAGAAGTTTACATACCAGACTACAGCAAGAAAACTAAAGATTGGTACAATAACGTATTAAACATAGGAGGAGAGGACACAGATGAAGAAGATACTATTATCTCTGTTAGTGCTAAGTTCCGTAGTTCAGTCAAGTGAATATGACGCACTACTAGACTCAAGCACTGCCATAGTCGATAAGATTAACACTGGCATCCTCCTAGTGGGCGCAGGTATGGAGTACGCCAATCAGGGTGACGTTTTGTCTGATGGTACTTTATCTACTACAGCACACATACAGGAAGCGCAGGTACAAGCCTACAATACTGCCTTGACTAACTTTGCTACCAACTATCAGCCATATGGTGACGTTAAGGCTGTATTAGAGAACAAGGCTATGGAAGAGTTAACATTAATGGATGAAGCCATAGATGTATTTACTGAAGCTGTAGTGGACATGATTTCCGTTGTGGAAGTAGCTGAACGAGTAGAGGAAGCACAGGGTAATCCACAGCAGGAAGAGGAAGTACAGACGTTTGTAGCTGAGACTATGGAAGTCTTACAGATAGAACAAGAGACTGTTGATGCGTATAATCAATCGACAGATGATATTGAGATGAGAGCCAATAATGCATCAGCCTACCTAGCCGTAGCTAACTCAGAGGAAGCTGTAGCATTCCTAGAGCAGGGCATTGAGAATGCAAACACTACAGCAGAGCAGACTAACATCTTCTATGACGCTAACGCACAGTGGGTATCTATGGGTTACAACACTACACGTAACCTAACGGCTGTATTCCTTAACGGTAACGATGATATGGGCTTAAACTTATACGTCACTGAGACTGACATCTTAGCCGCAGGTAGCGAGTCAGAGTTCTTTCAAACAGGACCAACTTACTTAGGTTACTCTTGCTTTATGTATGGAACGGAGTGTGTTGAACTATGAGTTTAGAAAGTACAGAACTCAAGATAGGCGACACATCATTCAAGGGCGTATGGATTGCCATTGTACTTGGTATTGGTAGTACTATAGGTGGTGGCGTATGGACAGCCTCTAGCTTGTACTCAAGACTAGAAGCAGTAGAAGCACAGCAAATACCTGATATAAGCCCCATACGTGAGAATCTAGCGACTTTAGGCACAAGGCTAGAGACACTACTAAGTCAACAAGAAAAGCTCTTAGAATTGAATACAGACGTTTCTAAGCTATCTAACGATATAGAAGCTATGAAAGCTACGGTTGCTACAGCAGAGATTATTATCAACGACATTGGCGATACAGAAGTAAAGTTCAAAACATTAACTAAAGAAGTCGAGGATTTGTGGAAGGGTATGGACTACCTTAACTCAAGTCCCTTACAGAGGTAAACTATGTTACAGCAACTTATCGGACCAGTAACGGGACTACTTGACAAATTCATAGAGGATAAAGACAAGAAGAATGCTATCGCGTTTGAACTTTCGACAATGGCTGAAAAGCACGCGCAGGAACTTGCGAAAGCGCAGATTGAAGTTAATAAGACAGAAGCGGCACACCGAAGCCTATTTGTATCGGGTTGGCGACCTGCTGTTGGTTGGACTTGTTGTCTTGGACTTGCGAGTAACTACCTTCTTATCCCGATGGCAAATTTTGCGCTTGCTCTTGCCGATTCTACCATTGAAGTCCCTATACTAGATATGTCAACCATGATGCCAGTACTGATGGGTATGCTTGGTCTAGGTGCTATGCGTACCGTAGAGAAGACCAAAGGCGTAGGGAGGAATAGATAATGTCAGGAGCAGGATACAAACCACCTAATTGGGGAGAAACTTGGACTGCGTCACCTTCGTATGAAGACCTCTTTGGTGTTCCAGACCCTGTGGCGGCTGAAAGAGCGGCTTTTGAAAAGAAAGAAAACGAAGAAGCTATAGCCGCGTCTTTTGAAAGGAGAAGACAAGAAGAAGCAGAAAAATTAAATGAACTAGGTTTTGACAAAAGACCAACTAGTATCGCAGAAGCTAAGGCTGTTGCGGACGCAGAATATGTAGATTATTTAAAACAATCTTTAAACAACGAAGACTTAACTAACAGTGAAAAAAATCAAATCAAATCACTAATTAGAAAAGGTGCTTTAGATTTTGATAAAAAAGAAGACTTTGAAACTTACCATAGTGTACAGGAATGGCGCGGAGGTAAAAACAGATTTGGTTGGGAACAACACAAAGAAGAATTAAACACTGTAGAGGAAATACATAGCAGAGCGTTTGATGCACAGCGTTTATCTATGACTGGTTATTTAGACAGAAACAACATAGACAGCTATGGTGAAGAAACATATACGACAGGTGCTAATGTCTTTGGCGAAGGCTCTACAATGTCAACAAGATATGTTTTGAATACAGGAACAGCTTTAGACGCTCAAAGCATGAACCCTAATGCTGAGAACTTTACAATAGGCGAAGTAGGTACTTATGGTAATATTGCTTATTGGGATAATCAAAAGCCGAAAGACTCAGGCATAATAGGAGGCGTATGGCAGGATATATGGGAAGTAGGATTAGATGTTCTTTCCGTTGTTTATCCTCCAGTTGCTCCTTTGTTTCAAGCTGCAAAAGCCGTAATACAAGGGGCTACGGAGTTTGAAGATATTGGTGGTGCGGCAGTTAAAACCTTTGCGGGTCAAAAACTAGCAAACCTTACAGACCAGAACATTATAGACGGTTTTGATGCGGCAGGGGTTGATATATCATCTTTGCCTGTTCCTGCACAAACTGTAATAATAGACACATCTAAGGCTGTTTTAAAAGGAGACTCTGGTTCAGACGAGTTTAAAAAGTCAGCAACAGGCGCTCTTATAGATTCTATTGATATAGATATAGATTTACCAGACACTGACTTTAAGACTCCTCAAGTTGTAAAGGACTTAGGGAATGCTATAGTATCAGGTGTTGAAGCGGTTGGAGATGTTGCTGAAGATATACTTAAGCCGCCTTTAGATTTTATAGGTGAAACATTTGAAGAAGGTGTAGACTTCGTAGCTGATACGCTTGAACCTGCTGTAGATTTTCTTGATGAAAAACTAGATGCCTTAGGCGAGTCTTATGTAGACCCTGCGTTACAGGCGGCTAAAGAAGCAGGTCAAAATATTATAGACCCTGTTGATGATGTACTAGATGAGTTTGGTAGGAGTGTAGTAGACCCTGCGCTACAAGCTACTAAAGAGTTTGGTGAAGATGTTATAGACGCTGTTGATACAGGGTTAGATTATTTAGGCGACACTTATGTAGACCCTGCGCTACAAGCGGGTAAAGAGTTCGGTCAGGATGTTATAGATTTAGGTTCAGATGTATTGTCAGAAGCTGAAGACATATTAATAGAACCGATTAAAGAAGGTGTCGAGGCTTTATCGGATGTTAGTTTACCCGATATTGATTTACCTGACTATAGCTTACCTAGTTGGGACTTACCTGATTTTAACTTACCTGATTTTGATATAAACTTTTCTTTACCTTCACGAGGTTCACGGGGTATGCTTTTAGGGATAGGCGGTGAAGAAGAAGAAGAAACAGAAACTGAAAAACTGTTTAATAAAGACCTGTTTAAATTTGACACAGAAATTAAGTCTTCTGGGTTAATGTTTAATCCAAGAACAAACTTAAGGAAATATGGATAATGACTTACTTACAACTAGTAAACAGTGTACTACGTAGAATGCGAGAGAATGAAACCGCTAGTATCGAAAGCACAACAGACTCCTACGTAAAACTAATAGGAGAGTTTGTTAACGATGCTAGACGTATTGTAGAGGATGCTTGGGATTGGTCAGCACTTAGAGGGACAATCACAGTAACTACCGCTGACAATCAGTTTAGTTACAGTATGACAGGTACTAACAACTCCTTTAAGATACTGGACGTTATTAACGATACGTCTAACTTCTTTATGCGCCCTGCTAGTTCCTCTTGGATGAACAACGCATACCTAGTCCAAGAGCCTACTAAAGGCTCGCCTGAATACTACTCTTGGAACGGTGTAGATGCTAACGGCAATGCCTTAGTTGACTTATACCCTAAGCCAGACAAAGCATATACATTACGATTTAACATTGTTGATAGAGCAGATGCATTTACTCTTGACGCAGATAAACTAGTTGTACCTTCATCACCAGTAGTACAGTACGCAGTAGCCTTAGCCTCTCGCGAGCGTGGGGAGACAGGCGGTACTTCGGCACAGGAACTATTCTCTTTAGCGGACACTACGTTAGCAGATGCAGTAGCGTTTGATGCCGCTAGATTCCCTTCTGAAACTGTATGGACACCTTGCTAATGGCACAACAACTACAGAACATTACAGTACAAGCCCCAGGATTTGCGGGCATTAACAGTCAGGATTCACCTGTATCTATTGACCAGTCCTTTGCGGCTACCGCTAGTAACTGTATCATTGATGAGTACGGACGTGTAGGGGCGCGTAAAGGCTATACGGAAGTATCTACCGCTTCTAGTACGGCTACACTTCTAGGGACTAGTGAGGGCATAGAGGCTGTACACGAGCATATTACTCGTAACGGTGCTCAAATAGTATTCTCTGCGGGCAATAATCAAATATTTACAGGCACTACATCTTTAACTCCTGTATCACTTCCTGCTAACTATATTATATCAGCTAACAACTGGAAAATAGTTTCGTTTAATAATGATGTCTTTTTCTTCCAACGAGGTCATGCGGCATTACATTATGACACTAGCGGACAAGTTGGAACTTCACATGTATTAACATTAGCAGAACACAATAGTTCTTCTCCTCCTCAAGCTAATGAAGTTATATGCGCATACGGTAGACTGTGGGCGGTTGATTTTGTAGGGAATACTAGAACTGTTTACTGGAGTGACACACTGCAAGGACATAAGTGGTCAGGCGGTACAGCAGGTTCTTTGGACTTAACTACAGTATTCCCTACGGGTCACGATGAAGTTGTAGCTTTAGCGGCACACAACGGTTTCTTAATTATCTTTTGTAAGCGTTCAATTATTATTTACTCTGGTGCTGAAAGCCCCGCTACAATGGTGCTACACGACACTGTAGAAGGCGTGGGTTGTATTGCTAGAGACTCGGTACAGCACACAGGTACTGACATCTTGTTCTTATCTGAAGAAGGTGTACGTAGCTTTAGCCGTACTATACAAGAGAAGTCAATGCCCATGCGTGACATCAGTAACAATGTGCGTACTGAGTTGACTACATTAGTCAGGTCTGAGAGTAAACCTATTAAGTCTTTGTACAGTGCAGATGAAGCATTTTACTTGTTGTCATTACAAGATAGTAGCACTATATATTGTTTTGATATGAGGAATACTTTACCTGATGGTGCTAACAGGGTAACTACTTGGTCAGGCGTTGAGCCTAGAAGCATGACTTTACTACAGAATGGTGATATTTACTTCGGTAGAAAAAACGGTATATTTAGATATGGAGGCTATCAAGACGACAATGCTTCCTATGAAATGATTTACTATAGTAATCCATTAAGTTTCGGTAACTCAGCTAACCTTAAGTTTCTTAAAAAGTTTAACCTTACAGTAATTGGTAACGTAGCCGCAGACACTACATTGGTATGGGGTTATGATTACGGTGGTGATTTCAACAAGAAAACAGTTAGTAGTGGTTTGACTAATTCATCTACTTCTGAGTTTGGTGTAGCAGAGTTTAATATCGCTACATTTACAGTAGGTACGGACATTCAACGTCCTAAGATTAACACAAGCGGTAGCGGGGCTGTAGTAACAATCGGCATTGAATCTACTATTGATGGCGCACCTTATTCAATACAACAAATAGACGTACACGCTCTTCTAGGGAGATTAATTTAATGAGTAACTATATAGTACAAACAAACTTTGGAGCGAAGGATGGACTTTCTTCAGGCAACGCGGCTAAAGTTATTAGAGGGCAAGAATTTACGGATGAGTTTGATAACATTGCAACAGCCATAGGTACTAAGGTAGAAAAATCAAACGCAATTACGCTTGGTCTTGCAAACAGCGGTTCTTTTACCCAAGCAGGCACTGTAAGTATTACAGGAACAACTACGTTTAATGGTGAAGTAGATGTAAGTGGTGACGTAGCTGTAGACACTGACACGTTGTTTGTCGATGTGTCCGAGGATAGAGTAGGTATTAATAACTCATCACCCACGACTGCATTAGATGTAACGGGTGTTATCACTACAGATGGTCTAACAACGTCAGCGGCAATAAACCTACCCGATGACACTAAGATTAACTTTGGTGATAACAATGAGTTACAAATTTACCATGATAGTTCTGGCATAGATGGGAATGCTATTTTTAAGTCAAACCACATCAGAACATCTACCGCCACTGAAAGTTTATATATAGAGTCTGATATTATCATATTGGATACTTTATCTGGCTTACGTATGATGAGTGCGATTAACGGGACTGTGTTTTTAGCGAACAGTTTACGAACACAAAACTACGGTGTTGACATTACAGGATTATCTGGTGTTTCTGTTATTGCTAAAGTTGAGGCAGATGATGCTGAGTCAGCAAGCTTAAAACTAAAGAATACTGAAGGTGAGTTTGACATACGTTGTGATGGAGGTACTCTTGACATTTACGATGTTACTGACGGTGCTTCTCGTTTAAGTTTTAATACTGCAGGTATAGCAACCTTTGGTAGTGATGTAGACACAGCTAAAGTTACAAATAGCGGTTCTTTGGCTTTGAATGCAGGTACAGGTCAGTATGTAAAAATAGGAAAAGAAGGTAACACTAATCCCCATGTTGTAGTAGCGGCAGAGACAGGTCACATGGGTGTTGGTGAGACTGTTCCTGATACTAGACTTCATGTTAAACAAAATACAGGCGGCACTCAAATACCGATAATGACCTTAGAGAATGAAAGTAGCACAGATGCAGGTGCTGAACTTCAGTTTTTAAGTGCTGGCTCAAGCAATAGTACTAATTGTGCTAAAATACGAAATAAAGTAAATGCTATTGAATTTTCTGAAAATAATAGAAAAACTTTACAAGTAGGTTCTGGTGCGCCTCACACTGGAACCCCAAGTAGCAGACTTAGTTTGTACAATGAAGACACAGACAGCACGTTTGTACAAATACTTTCAGGCACAGGCTCTCCCGAAGGTGTTATTCTTGCCCCTCAAGGTAGTTTGTATTTAAGAACAGATGGTGGTTCGGGGACTACTTTATATATTAAAGAAACATCAGCTGGTATAAACACTGGTTGGGACGCTAAATAGGAGAATATGAAATGGGTTGGATGGATGTATTACAAGCAGGCGCAGAGTATTATAATCAAGACGAAGCCGCTAAAGAACAAGTCAGGCTAGGACAAGAAAGCGCAGACAAACTGTATACTCTTGGCGAAGATGTAATGGAAAAGACTAAGTTTCAGCCTTTTACTGTTACTACTGGACTAGGTGGTGCAACTACAAACGCTCAAGGTGGCTTTGATTTAACACTATCTCCTGAACAACAAGCACTACAGTCACAACTAATGACTGGAGCAGGTGGTTTGTTTGGTCAGGTAGGGGTAGACCCTAGTGTGGCTCAGGCTAATCTATATGAGCAGATTAGAGCAACTCAGCGTCCTGAGGAACAGCGTCAGGCTTTAGCCTTAGAGGAACGTATGTTGTCTCAGGGACGCTTAGGGTTAAGTTCTGATGCGTATGGTGGTGCTACTCCAGAGATGTTAGCACAGCAGACTGCTATACAGGAAGCTATGGGTAGAGCAAACTTAGGGGCTAGGACACAAGCAATGGCTGAACAAAAGCAAGCACTTGAGGCGGCTACTGGTATGATGACTCAAGGCTACAAGCCGCAAGAACAAGCACTAAGCGCTCTTGGTTATGGTATTGATGCTTCTAAACTAGCACAATCAGGTAGACAAGAAGGTGCGGCATTGTTTAGTGGGTTAGGTCAATCAGGTGTTGAAGCCTTAATGCAGGGTGCAGAGTTAGCGTCAGACCTTGAATTAGGTAAACGTCAGTCTTTAACTGAGGCAATCTTTGGTAGTCAACCTAATTACTCAGTACAAGACCGAATCATGGCACAAGCCTACGGTATTGATTTAACAGCAGGTGCAGGCGGTATTGCAGGGGATTTAGGCTTCGGTGATGCACCTACTCCTCAG